AAACTTTACAATTCATTTTTATTTATTTAGGTACGCTGTATAGACTCATTGGTCTTTTTGCCCTAACACTATTATACACCTGGACAAATATATTGTCCACTCCTGCAATTTGCTCTGCTGCAAATATCCTGCTCATCTCATCATTGCTTGGATCAGCCTTTATAAATGCCTCATTCAATGCTGGTGCGCTATCTATCATTCTGTTGCAATGCCAGTAATCCATACTCGTTGCAAACAATCCACTTACGCTATCACTCTTAAACTTATATTCGGCATATCTTGGAGTATATCCGAATGTATCATCTGCGTCTGTTCCTGTTGGATCATAATATACCTCTACCTGCTTAATTTCCTGCTCGCCTATATGCTGAAGCTGAGGAATAAAAAAATCGAATCTATCCTGCTTCAAAAACATCTTAGGAATTCCGCCGTTATATCCAGTTCTAGGCAAAATACTCAATATTCCCAATACGATCCCATGCTCCTTGAACGTTTGACTGAACCTGTTGGTTTTTCCCATACTTAATCCCTTACCACTCATTGACGCCTGTGGGTCAATCGTCACTGGCACTCCTCCTGCACCGTCATTTACTCCTGCTGTCGGATCGAACGTTTGGCTATTGTTTAACACCTCACTGATTTGTATATTTTGCTTTCCCCCTCCGAGATACTGCGGAAGTTGTAACCTATGATCGTCACTAACAACCCCGTAAATCCCAAGCAAGTGTTCTACATACCTGTGACCGCCTCTGTTCGCTGCTTCGTAATATCTTAGCAATGCTTGCGCCCTTCTCAGCTCTAACATTTCTAGGTTTGCTTGCGCTCCTAATAGTTCTCCTGATCGGAACGATAATTTAACACCTGCTGAATCTTCTAGAGCTGGGTCTCCTGCCCCGAATTGTAAGTTACCTGCTGCTGGGTTTGCTCCTGCAACCGTTCTAAATTCTGTGTCAATACCTCCAATACCTGTTATATCCAAATCTAACTCTACATCACTGGACAATCCCTTGTAGGCCGTCGGCAATGCCGATGTGAAATAATCCTTTTCCCAATTCCTATACCTACCTGTTAATATATATTCTGCGTATGTAGTTAAATCTCCACCATACGCTTCGAAGTTACCAAGAGGTCCTACTATTGGGCTTTGTAGATTCTCATCTCTGTAATAATTATCCCATATCCATTGGTAAGCTACAAATGGTAATACGTTTATATCAATATTCTGCGTTACTGACGCTGCTCCCGACATTCCTGGTAACCCAAAATCACCTGTTAACGACTGGTTTCCAAAGTAAACTTTAGTTGTGTTGTTTAGCTGTACAGTTGGTGGAACTGCTGTTCTATTTGGATCCTCTGGATGTCCTGTAATAAAATCCTCCCAACCTCCTTCGCTATCCTCTGCACCTCCATACTTAAATATCTGTCTGTATGGTACAAAGAAGTAATGCACGTATGCATCTATTCTATGAAGTACTGGTGCTAACATCGGCCCAAATCTTATAAATACTTCACTTTGTACACTGAATGAATCACCTGGTATAATATCCTCTGAGTATATTACCCTTAATTCCCCCATATCACAAGTCAATTTCTTCTCGTGACTTAAATCTATTGTGTTTCTCTTCGGTCTTGGAACCGGACTACTCTGAAATAATGCGTTACTGCTCATAATTTATTCTTTTTTAAGTTACGTTTAGCCTTCTTAATAGCTCTTCTCTCGACATTCCTTTTATACTCGTCAAAATCTCCCCCATTATTACTAATTCGCACTCTGAGGTCCCTCTCTTCTTGTATTGCATATTCTCTGGCATACCTGGACACTTCTTCTGCAAGTTTTTCGTCGAAGATTTTTTCTTTGTAATATCGTCCCAAGGCTTGTCTTTGATTATTTTCAATAGTTGCATAACTATGTTTAGTGCGATTAAAATAATTTTTAATGTGTTCATTGGCATAATTTATTCCTATTCCTGGGTTCCGACTCATTATTGCAAACTGCTCTTCTCTTGGATCGCTTGGGTCTTTCCCATCTTCTAGTAATTCTTTTAGAGAGTACTTCGCCACATAGTGACATGAGGCGAGTTCTATTTTTCCTATGTCTACGCGTCCCTTTCCCCATATTTCTTCAAGGTAGTCACTGTATTTTTTCCCATGTAATGGATCATATTCAACGTAATCGTGAGGTAAATTGTACATCAATATATGATAATGCGGTCTTTGTAACTCATTTCCGTATTCGCCACATGCGAAATAACGGTATTTAGGGCTGTAATTTCCGCTTATCTCTGCTTTTTTAACCCATCTACCATCTGGGTCTTCATTCTCCATTATTTTGCCCCTTAAACGCTTTGTGAACTTCTGAACGTCTGTTTTATCCAGGGTCATTAAATTAAACCTGTCCCACTTTTTCGTTTTTGGTACGTGTTCATCATCATACGTCAATGTTACGAAATATCCCGATTCCGAGTCTTTAAGCTCGTTAACCAGTCTAAATGTCCATATGTTTCGGCGTCTGCTAATGCAAGAATAACACTGTCCACATGGAACTTTAGTATCATATACCTCATGTGCGGATGGTATGTAAATTGGTCTTGTACAAAGCACATTACAACCTCCTACCGCCCCTGTATAATCGGATCATTTTACGTTTTCCTCTTCGCTTTCCTCGTCGTCTTTTTCTGTAAGCCATTGGTTTAAATTTAATTGGATTAATAATTCTTCTGCGATTACCGCCTCTTTTTCACTTAAACATCTTTCTATAGCATAACAGAGGAACTGGCGAAGCCAGTCCCTCTGTATTTCCTTACTATTCATCTTTTTCACTATTCAACCATTCCAGGAAGAAAGTATTTACACTTGCCAATCCTATATCATCGAACGGCGTTTCTGTTTTCTGTGCCAGCTCACTCAGCTTGCTGTATATCACTGGCCATACTACCCTAATAATCTGTTTTGCTATTTTCATCGTGCTGGGTCTGTTAAATATTGTTGCATAAACTTGATTATACTTTCATCCCTTCCTTGCAACTCTTTCCAAAATGCTTTATTCCTTATACTCCACGGCTGACCGTGACTAAACACTGTTGCACTTACTGGAACTGTCATTTTGTTTAGATCTCCAATGATCTTCAATTTCTCATCTACTGTCTTTTGCTTGTTCGCTTTGAGTTCTTCTTGACTCATTTGCATTGGTTCTTCTGGTACTGTGGTTTCTTTTACCATAATTACTACTTTTTTTTGGTTAATACTAATTTATTTATTACCGGATTGTTCATCAATCCATTTTCCTAAGCCTGGTATACTTACTCCTATCTTGTTTAAGAATGCTCCGAACATTCTGTATAACATACTATCACTCATCGTCATCCTACTTTCTTTCCACAAGGTATTTCTCCATTGCTTATAAACACCATCGAGGTCTTTAATATCTATTTCTTTTGCTTTTAAATCTGCTTCTAGTCTAAGTAATTCATTCTTATTAAATGAATGTTGAGCGTCTTGACTTCTTTTCATAATATCAGAATCAATACTACTTTCTGACACTTGTGCCTCTGCGTTTGCTTTTCTTGTTTGAGCTTTTGTAAGCTCTACCGCAGCTTTGCTCTGCTCTACCATCTGATATTTTCCTAACTGACCTCCAATGTCTATTTGCGGATCTGCTATATTAGCTTTTTCATACTTCGGCAACGTACTTGCGTTGCCAGGGCTTCCTTGCCCATACATTAATGCTGGGTTTAACCCTGCTTCCATATATCTCTTAACCTGACTACTTGGCCGGTTATATCTATTCTGTGCTTTCCATCTCTGTACTGCCCAGTCTCTCTGTTTTTTCGATAAATCTGCATTTATCCCACTACTTGCAGCTGACCCAGCTGCTGATATTCCTGCCGCTATTAATGCGGCTGTACCCGTTGCTAATGCCATTTTTTCTGTTTTTAACTTAATTACTAATTTTTCATCACCTCACGCCTATTTAGCGTGTGTGATATTCACTTTCCCGAAGGGTCTACATACTGGTTTTGAAGAACTGCTTCTTAGCACTGTGAAACAGTGCTCGAGGAATACGGTAGCGGCTTGGCAGTTAACCCGCGTATCTGCGCAGTAGCGAAGTTTACGAAAGCGCCCAAGCTTCATACGTGGTTTCTCTGCCCGACGCATCCGTGTTCCGCCTGATGCGGGGGAGAGCTCGAGAGGGGGGACACCCCCCTCTCGAGGACCATTAAAGTGTGAACACTTTATCTCTTTGTTCTTCATCTCTGTGCCTACTTGTAGGAACCGTTAATGCAGCGTTGCATTCCAGTTAATTTGCACTATATTTCCTTGATATTATAGTGCGGACTGACATACACTTCAATATCAATCATTTACAGGCTCCTTTTCAGCCTCTATTTTTGCCCTCAATTCCATCTCTATTTTGTCTGTCCTCTCCTTCTCAATCCTATCGGATTTCTCCTTATCCCTCTCTTCCTTCTTACTTCTCAATTCTGCTAATTCAGAATTAATTCTCTCCCCTGTTGTCAACGGGTCACACCTCATGTCTATTTGATGATCCGCATCACTCCATTTAGGTTCTCTTAAATCTTCCATTTTTCTGTGGTTTATCTTGGTTTATAATTCTTCATACAATCCCCCAGGGATAGGCCTGCCTTCTTCCTGCCTTTTTACCAATTCCTTCAGGGAAATAGCTTGACCTGGTACGGTAATGAGCTTTGTATATTCCGGGTCTTTACTTCTGTCTGTTCGGTATTTTTTGTAATCATACCTGTCTTTAAGTTTGAATTCTTGCTTTTCCATTTTTTCTTTTTTTTTGCCATGTTTTTTGCTTTTTCAGTGCATTCAATGCACACACCCTCTAGAAAGGTATGCGCAAAGAAACCACAAACTTTACAATTCATTTTTATTTATTTAGGTACGCTGTATAGACTCATTGGTCTTTTTGCCCTAACACTATTATACACCTGGACAAATATATTGTC